CGAACTGGAAGACACGTCCAAAGCTAAACAAACTTAACGGTAGGGCTACCTTATGTCATAAGCACCCTATCATTTTATAAACCGAAAGGCTACCTTTACATACAAGCCCTCTAGTCGACATAGCGCTACCTTGTGAACGAAGCCCCCGTAGGAGAAGAATATGACTACAGAAGTACAAGAGGAAAATGCCAATCCTTACAACATGAACAAACCTTGGCATAAAGAAGACGAAATAGGTTTCCAAGATGCAGACGGAGTTTTTTTCGAAAAGCCCAAAGCAAAACAGGAAGCTGACATAGAAGAACCTGTAGAACAGGTAGCTAAAGAGGAGACTCCAAAAGACGAACCTTACAAGCGACCAGACTACAAGAAACGCTATGACGACTTGAAAAAACATTATGACTCTAAGTTAAATGAATTTAAGTCTAGAGAACAAGAGTTATTAGAACAGGCTGCTGAAAACAGACCTAGTTATGTAGCTCCTAAATCTCCAGAAGAACTTGAAAAGTTTAGAGAAGAGTATCCTGATGTCTACGAAGTTGTAGAAACTGTTTCTCACTTACAGTCCGAAGAGAAATCTAAAGACTTAAGAGAGAAGCTTGAAAGACTACAATCTCGTGAGCAAGAATTGATTCGTAAAGATGCTGAAAAGCGATTGATGGATAAGCATCCTGATTTTGAAGATATTCGCAACAGCGATGATTTTCATGGTTGGGCTAAAGAGCAGCCTAAGTCTATCCAAGATTGGGTATACAACAATGCTGACGATGCTGACTTAGCTTCAAGAGCTTTAGATTTATTTAAGAAAGATATTGGTATGGATGTTGCACCGAAGAAGTCAAATTCTAAACGGTCCAAGAAATCTGCTGCTGACATGGTTTCCACTAAAACAACTAGTGTAGAACCACAGCAAGAGAAAGTTTGGACTGAAAAGGAGATTGCAAATATGTCTATGGACCAGTTTGACCGGTATGAAGCCGAGATAAGTGAAGCCATGCAACAAGGCAGAATTGTAAAATCATAACTATTAATTTACAAACTTAGGAGAATATCAAATGGCTCAATTTTTTGAACCCGGAACTGATACCGATGCTAACTTTGCAAACTCTGTTGCAGGACAGACTAATAGTTTCTTCCTTCCTTCGATTTATTCTAAAAAGGTTTTAAACTTTTTCAGAAAGTCCTCGGTTGTCGAAGCTATTACTAACACCGATTATTCTGGTGAGATTACTGCTTATGGAGACTCTGTAAAGATTATCAAAGAACCTGTTATCTCTGTGTCAGATTACACAAGAGGTAGCGATACTACTGCAACCAAACTAACAGACCAAGAGACATCTCTTGTTGTTGATAGTGCTAAAGCTTTCAAATTCATCGTAGATGATATTGAAACTAAAATGTCACACGTCAACTTCAAAGAGGTTGCTTCTTCTGCTGCTGCATATGCATTGAAAGATTCATATGATGCTGCTGTTATAGCAACTATGTTTGCTGGTTTGTCTGCTTCATCACCAAACCACGTGTTAGGTGCTGATAGTGCTACTGATTTAGGAGCAGGAGTCTTTGATGGCTCTGGTGCTGCTGACTTAGGTAGTGGTGGTTCTGAAACAGACCCACTAGACCTTATGGCTAGAATGGCAAGACTATTAGACGAACAGAACGTACCTGAAGAAGGTCGTTGGTTTGTTGCAAGTCCTGACTTCTACGAAGTTCTAGGACAATCATCTTCTAAATTGCTATCTGTAGACTTCAACGCAGGTCAAGGTTCAATTAGAAATGGTTTAGTATCAAGTGGAAAACTACGTGGATTTGACATGTACAAATCAAACAATATTGCTGCAACAACTAATGCTGCTGGTAAATGTTTGGCTGGACACATCTCATCTACAGCTACTGCTCAAACTATCATCTCAACTGAGGTCCTTAGAGACCCTAGTTCTTTCGGTGATATCGTTAGAGGATTGCATGTCTATGGTGCGAAAGTACTAAGAGACGAAGCAATTGTAGGTGCTTTCTACGGTATTGACTAATACCAAACTTGGGGGAGTCTTCGGACTCCTCCTCTTTTTATAGGATATAATTATGAAAAAAGAAAATAAATCTAAAGTTGATGGAAATGCAATGGCAAGACGTG